CAATACTTCATGGTATGCAAGCCTTGAAGCAAATTCAGGTGACACCATTTCAAGATCCTCAGGTCTATTCTTGGGAGTTGTAACAGGTCTTACAAACTCCACTTCACAAGTACAATTGAATGGAGTTACTTTAAGTTTGAGTCAAACTGCATCAACATCTGACACAATAACATCAATTGCTGTGGGTGGGCCATCTGGTTCAACAAGTCAATTCCTCGCACTTTCTGAGGTTATGGAAGTACTTGTATATGACACCGTTCTCAATTCTGCACAGATCTCAATCATCCAAAATAACTTGCAGAATAAATGGATGTATTCACAATGGTTGGTTACGCCGACGCCTACCCCAAGTGTGACCGCAACTGCGACAATGACACCGACCAATAGTCCTACGCCGAGTATTACTCCGAGCCAGACAACAACACAAACCCCAAGCGTTTCTCCAACACAAACAATCACACCTACGAATACAAATACACCTGGTCCTTCGCCTACGCCAACCAACACTGCAACACCGAGCCCAACTCCTTTCTCACCAATAACTTATAATCCGATGATTTGGATTGACTTCAATGATGCTTCAACACTTTCATTGAGAACAACAGGTGGAACAAGTTATGTACAATCAGTTTCCAATAAAGGTAATTGGACTGGTCTCACAGGATTTAGTCAAACAACCGCTGCTGATCAACCTAAATGGTCTGCATCAACAATGGGAACATCGAAATCAGCCGTAACAATTTCAAATGATTGGTTGGTTGCAAATACATTCATAACAGGAACAACATGGAATACATTTGCTGTCATGAAATTCTCAGCATCTACTGCTTCGTTCTCTGTTGTAACTGCAGCAGGTGGTGGACCATTGGGTGGAAGTGGATTCTGGTCTCCGATCATACCACAACCTGCATCACCAAACTTCAGGTACATCAATGCTCTTGATCAGAATGGATCTACAACACAACACAGAGTTAGATTCAATGGTTATTCAGGTTATAATACAACTCAGGTATGTCAGTCTTATATTTCCAACACTGCAACAACAGTTGTGGACTATATGAACTTCAACAATAGTGGAACAACAGAGGTAATTCTTAAATCGAATTTGACACAAACAGGAATGCCAGGTACTTATACAGGTGGAACAACTTTCTCAATCATCAACTCTGTTGGATCAACTGAGAATGTTATTGGTGAAATTGGTGAGATCATAATGTTCAATAAAGAATTGACATCATCAGAACAATCAACACTTGTCAATCATCTAAAAACAAAATGGGGAATAACATAGTATGTTAGGATTTATAAAATATGATGACAATATTTCAGCAGAGAATCTGATCAATCAGATCAATACCTGCATTGGTTTGCCGAATGGTAGTACATATACTTGGGACACACCAAGATCATACTGTACACTTGGTCCAACTTCTGCTTATACTGAATTCTATGGTTATGTTGTTAAGGTTGACACAGATCAAATCGGTCAATGTTTAACACAAGAACAATTAGCATCGATCATTGAGATTCCAAGTGAATGTGGAATATGTACTGATTGATGTAGCAAAAAAATATATTTAGTAATATGAGTCAAGAAATAAAATATGATGGAGACGATTTGTTAAAAGTATTCGATTTCGGTGCTGTTGCCAGAGTTCCAATCATCGAAGAAAATTTAATCGTAAACACAAGAACTCCCTATGTCTATTATGGACCTGCAAACTTGGCTCCTCAGGAGTTGATTCGCCTATACAACTCATCCCCCACTCATCGTGCTGCAGTTACATCCAAATGGTATGGAGTTCGTGGGGAAGGTATTACATTGTCTTCAGGAGAGAATGATCGTTTGGTCATGGTAAACTCTCTTGGAGACAATCTTTTTGACATCTATGTAAAAGCCGCTTTGGATTTCGTTCTTTATGGTGGCTTTGCAATCAATACAGTTTGGAGAAGAGATCGTGATCAAGGATTTGAGATGTATTATATGGACTTCTCCAAGTTAAGAGCCGAAAGATCTGATCTACATGACAGAATAAATAACTTTTATTATTCTGCTGATTGGGCTTTTCCAAAGAAGTTTGTTCCTGTTCGAATACCAGCATTTAATGCAAACACAGAAGAACCATCTCAAGTATTCTATTACACAACACATAGTGCAGGAAATAACTATTACCCCACTCCAACTTATTGGGGATCTGCAACCGCAATTTCTACGCAGTGTGAGATCTTTAACTGGCATTATAACAACATTGTGAACGGTCTTGCACCATCACTATTCGTGTCTCTTCATGGAGTACCAGCACCTGAGCAAAGAGAAGAGATCTATAAAAACATGATGGCAAAATATGGTGGATCGAATCAAGCAGGAAAATTATTCTTGACATTCTCTGATTCAAAAGAAACTGCTCCTGAGATCACACCAATCCCTTCCAATGGTTCTGACAAGTTGTGGGCTGAACTTAATGACATGGTTCAACAGGCAATCCTTACTTCACATCAGATTTCATCACCTGAACTATTGGGTATTATAACTCCTGGTGGACTTGGAACTCCTGATCATATGGAAGCCCAAGATCACTTCCATAACTTGGTGATCAAGCCAATTCAAACTGAGATTCTTAACATCTTCAATAAGTTGTTACTAATCAGAGACAAGAAACCTGCTGATCTTGTTGTTGATCAATTCCAAATGGTTACAGTTGCTGACAAAGCACCAATCAAAATTGAAGACATCAATGAAAGAAGAGATGTGGCAGTAGATGAAATAAAAGATGAAACAATCCAACAACAATGAGTCAATTTATAGTACCACAGAACATATGTCTGATCTCTGAGAACAAACTTAAAAACTTTACTGACATTGATCAGAATGTTACAAGTGCTGTTCTCTTACCTTTCATTCAAGTTGTTCAACAAACAAAACTTGAGTACATCATTGGCTCTCGTTATTATGTTGAATTATTAAATCAGGTTTCTGCCTCAACACTTACTGACATCAATACCAATTTCTTGAATTACTATGCAGCACCAATGTTGGTGTGGGCGGCATATGCTGAAGCATTACCTTCTGTTTTCATGAGAATTAAAAACAACGGTATTGTTACAGGTGCGGAGAACACCGTTACAATCAAAGAAATGGATTACATGCAAAAAAGAGCGGATGACAGAGCACAATTCTTTGAAGCAAGACTTATTGAACAGATCGTATGGAACTCAAATTTATACCCACTTGTTTGGCAGTGGTCAAGTAACGATGGTATTAGACCACATTTAGGAAAACAATATTTCTCTGCTCTTCATATTCCTGAGACTGGTGGAGTTATGGACATAAACAGATTCAACTTTCCTGGTATGAGTTATTACGCAGGACCTGAGTACGCTTGTATTTATGGATGCTAATTTATTTTGTATATTTGCGAGATGGCAATAGTTTACAGACATATAAGATTAGACACGAATGAACCATTCTATATTGGTGTAGGAACATCTAAAGATCGGGCTTTCAGAAAAAGTTATAGAAACAAGATTTGGAATGACATATATTCTAAGTCGGAAATAAAAATCGAAATACTCTTCTCGGACTTGACTAAAGAACAAGCAATAGAAAAAGAGAAAGAATTTATTTCTTACTATGGTAGAATAAATAATGGAACTGGTTCACTGGCTAATTTAACTGATGGAGGTGACAATTTTGGTAGAATCGCTTGGAACAAAGGAATAAAAGTTAGTGATGAAAAGAAACAACAAATGAGTCTTATTTCCAAACGATTAGGTTGTAAGCCTCCGAGCAGAAAAGGTTCAAGTCATACAATAGAAACCAGAAAAAAAATGTCGGAATCACATTTAGGACAAACATCTTGGAATAAAGGTTTGAAATTGATCAATAGAAAAAAACCATGAATCAAGAGCAACTTCTAATAATTTCCAATGCAATTACAGGTATTGCAGGATGGTGGGTTGGAAAAAGAAGACAACAAGCAGACACAGACAATGCTGTTCTAAGAAATTTGGAACTTTCTGTAAATCTTTATAAGACCATAATCGATGATTTGAAGGATGAAATTCATGGTCTGAACCTAAAGATCCAAGAATTGGAGAAGAAAATCGATGAATTGCACGCCGAAAATAAAAGACTGAAAGCAAACTTATAATCATGCCAATCCCAAAACCTAAAGAAGGAGAATCAGAGAAGGATTTTATTCCTCGTTGTGTAAGGTCCATAATTGACGAATACGACCAAAATCAAGCCTTGGGTATATGTTACTCCCAACTGAGACAGAAGATGTCAGAATCGGAAGAAAAATTCGTTTTAACACCAAGAAAGAATGAGAATAGAGGGGCCTATTTGACAAGATGTTCAAGAAATGCAAAAATGAAATCACAATCACCAAATCTTAAAGAGAGAATGGCGGATTGTTTGAATGCATTTAACGCTTATTACAAGTATTGGGCAAAGATTGAGGAGTTTGGTGACATACCAAAAGATTCAGTTCTTGGTATGTGTATTACAAAAGAAAAAGCAAGAGGTCTTTCATACCAAGAAGCCTATGCAAGATGTGCAACAAAGTCTGTGTCTCCGAATGTAGCAGTGGTTCTTGCTGAAGTAATGGACATATATGGTTTGAAACCAAAACATTTTGACATATGTCCTGGTGCTCAGGAACTATTCAAACACTTTGTTGAGATGCCACTCGAAGATGACACCATTGGAATGGTTAGATCTGCGGCACTGATTGCCGACACAATATTTGAGATGGAAAAAGAATCCATTGAAACGGAATCTGCAACACAAGAAATGGTTGATGAGGCTTCAATTCTATTACAGGATTTCAAAGACATCATTCACGAGATCGATGAAGAGACAGGAATGGTGCATGATGTTTCATTCATGGATGGTCACATTGTTAAGATCAAAGAATATTTGTATGATGATCTTATTGAAGAACCAGTAGAGTTCTAAAATATTTCTATTTGTTGTGCTTGAGTTTTGTCGGGGTTGA